ATGGGTTCGATTCCGGGCGGTTACACCGTGAACCACTTCTTGACCGACACGAATGCTTGGTTCTTGACGACCGACGTTCCGAACGGCATGAAGCACTTCGTTCGTACCCCGCTGCAAAACAGCATGGACGGCGATTTCGACACCGGCAACGTCCGGTACAAGAGCCGCGAGCGTTATAGCTTCGGCTGGTCGGATCCGCTGGGCATGTTCGGTTCGCCGGGCGCGTCCTGATAGTTTGATGGTGACCTAGAGAGTTGGGGGGCTACGAGTAGCAATGCTTGTGGCCCCTCTTTTTTGATGGTATACAGTCGTTATCGGGAAAAAACCGTTTACCAGACAGACCCGACTGACGACATGCAGACTGGTAAACACAACTCGCATGTGAGGTTTTGAAATGGCACGTACTACTTTTTCCGGCCCGGTTAAGTCTGACAACGGCTTTGAGGGCGATATCTCCGCAACGATTGGCACGGTTGCTACTCTGGCTTGCACGACTCTCGTGATTGGTAGCAGTGTGCTAACCACGGGCAGTGTGGTGTCGGGCACGGTTGGCTCGACTCAGCTTGGCTATCTCCCGGTCAAGATCGGCGCGACGACCAAGTACATCCCGCTGTACACCAGTCTGACTCTGTAAGATTTTGTAGGGGGGCGTCAGCCCCCTTTACCCATTACAGGAGACTCAGATGGCAATGCAAACAGATGTCCTTGCTAGTAAGGTCCGCACTGATGCAGGTCAGTTGTTGGACCAGAATAGCCTCGTTATTGGCCGTGCCCGTGTAAAGGCGATCTACATCGTTCCTGATTCGGGTGCTGGCACCGTTACGTTTATCGACGGCGGCGCAAGCGGCGCTACCAAAATCGTCGTCAACACCAAGGCTAGTTCCACTGCGGCGGACTACATCCTGATGCCGGGTGAAGGTCTTCTCTTCCAAGAGAACATCTACATCATCCCGTCAGCCGTGGTCTCGACGATGGTGATCTATGGCTAAGTCTCCAGCTTGGCAGCGTAAAGAAGGGAAAAATCCGAAAGGCGGACTCAATGCCAAAGGCCGTGCGTCGTATAACGCAGCCAATCCCGGTAAGCCGGGATTGAAACGGCCTCAGCCTGAAGGTGGTGCCCGACGAGATTCCTTCTGTGCTCGCATGAAGGGCATGAAGAAAAAGCTGACTAGCACAAAGACAGCCAATGATCCGAACAGTCGTATCAACAAGTCTCTCAGAGCATGGAATTGTTGATATGGAAATGCTGGTCTGGAACATGGTTCTTACGGGAATCGTGGCCGTGCTTGGTTTTGTTGTGAAAGAGAAGTTTGCCGAACTTCAACGGTTGGGGATTCTCCTCAACAGAACCCGCGAAGAGATCGCCCGTGAACACGTGACTCGTGCAGAAGTACGTGCCGATGCCCAGATGCTTCTTGACCGGCTTGACCGGCTGGAGCAGAAGATCGACAGATTGGTGAACAACAATGCCAAGCAAGTCGGGTAAACAACATAGGTTGATGGCTTTGGTTGCGAATGACCCGAAAGCAGCCAAACGTATTGGAGTCCCCCAGAAGGTTGGGAAAGATTTCATGAAGGCTGACAAGGGTCGCAAATTCAGGAGTAAATCCAAATGATGAAGCGAAATATGGCTGATATGGCTGGCCGTGCTATGAAAGGTCGCACGGATGACAAGATGGGTCGTGCAATGGCGGCTCCTCGTCCGGTTCGCGGCGGCGTTATGGCTGCCAAGAAGGGCGGCATGATGAAGTCCAAGGGCAATGGCGGTTCAGCCTCCAAACGTGCTGATGGCGTTGCCAGCAAGGGCAAGACCAAGGGCAAGATGGTCAAGATGGCTTACGGCGGGAAATGCTAATGAAAAAGTATGCTGAAGGCGGTATGTCCGCCGATGAAGAGGCTGACCTTCAAGCTTTGAAAAACCTCAAGCAAGGTGACTATGACGTAGGTGGTCCAAAGCGTCGTCGCGGTCCCCGTGCAAACGATGAGGATATGTCAGTTGGTAAGCGACTCAAAGCCACCGCATACAAAGCGTTGAACAAAATCGGTAGCATTCCGTTTGACCTAGCAGAATACGTAGAGAGTAAAACCACGAAAAACCCTGAAAACAGGGTCATAAAAAAGAACGTGGGGGATGTGAAGCGTAGGTTGGATGCCGAGAAAGAACGTGGGGCTTACTTCAAAAAAGGCGGTGCCGTCAAATCTTCCGCCTCCAAGCGGGCTGACGGCTGCGCCGTGAAAGGCAAAACTCGCGGGAAGTTTGTATGAAAAAGCTGTCTGAGATGACTGACGAGGAGCGGTACGGAAAGGTCGGTGCGGAGATCCGCCGACTTGATCCCGAGGCTTACAAGAATCGCCCCAAGAGCATGGAAGGCAACTTGAAGTTGCTGAAGGAACTTCGCAGCCGCAAGACTGAAGAAGTTAAATCTGCTCCGCGTGGTCCGTCTCAGCGTTATGCAACTGGCCCCGCAGCAAAGGACAAACGTGCTCAGGAAGATTTTTTGAGCCGTAATCCTCAGTACCGTAACCGTGAACCCGGTTTGAAAGCGGTAGACGAAGAGATGTTCAGCCCCGGTGCAAAACTCGCGGGTGCTGGCGTTGCTGGCGGCGCTGCTGCTTACGGCGTCAAGAAGTTGCTCGACCGTTTCCGTAACAAAAGTATGGAACGTGCTGGCAAGGAGTTGGCTGAGAAAGGCGTCCCGAGCGCGGATGATCTTGCTAAAGCCCGTACTCTGGCCAAGGAGCGTCGTGCCGTATCCAAGCGTGAGCGTGACATTGACGAGCGTCTGGCTAGTGACATGGCTGGCGGCTACAAGCGTGGTGGGGCTGTGAAGTCCTCTGCTTCGAGCCGTGCCGATGGTATCGCCAAGCGTGGCAGAACCAAGGGGCGAATGATCTGATGTTACCCTCCCGAGGCATGGGCGCGATTAGTTCGAAGAAGATCCCCCGTGCCAAACGGCGGGGGGATAAAAAGCCTGTGATCGGGACGGGCAAGCCCATCCGTACCTTCAAGGAAGGCGGCGAGAGCAAGGTCAACGCAGCCGGTAACTACACCAAGCCCAGTATGCGTAAAGCATTGTTCAACAGTATTAAGAATAGTGCGGTTCAGGGTACTGCGGCAGGTCAGTGGAGCGCGAGAAAGGCGCAGTTGCTGGCAAAGCGGTACAAGGAAAAGGGCGGCGGGTACAAGTCATGAAGGCTCCGCAGCAGTCATTAAAGGCATGGACTGCCCAGAAGTGGAGGACGAAGAGTGGTAAACGATCTTCTGACACAGGTGAAAGGTATCTTCCGGAAGCTGCAATCAAAGCTCTTTCCCCCGGAGAATACGCCCGAACCACCGCAGCCAAGCGTAAAGGCAAAGCCCAAGGCAAGCAGTTCGTCGCGCAGCCGAAAGGTGTCAAAGAAAAAGTGAAGCCGTACAGACGGCGGGGGATGTGATGACTGAGCCGCACGACATTGAGATGTTCAAGGCGCAGGTTCAGGCTGAGTTAAATCGGCTTGAGGCTCAGTCGTCTGCGAAAGACGTTGCTGGCAAGGCAATCGGCAAGGACGGTCTGAAGTACATCACGATCATCGTTGTGATCGGCGTGGTGTCGAGTCTCGCCTTGGATGGAGAGAAGATTGCTGCCGTGATGGGGCTGCTTGGCGCGTCTTTGACTGCGCTGATCTCCATGCTGAACGGTATTGCCGGTGCAAGCGAGAAGGAAGACAAGCCTGAGTTTGCGGTCATCAAGGAACTCATCGCCAAACTCGATAAACTGGATCGGAAGGAAATGCCGATGCGGGTCGATGTGGAAGGCGATCACGTTACCGTCACCAAGGGTGACGATGTGGTAACAGCGAGGAAGTAATGGCCTACAAGACTACAGCTACGACAGACTTCAACCTCGACCTCAACACGATTATCGAAGAGGCATTCGAGCGTTGCGGTGCTGAACTGCGTACGGGTTACGACTTCCGTACGGCCAAGCGTAGTCTTGCCCTGCTCCTGATGGACTGGTCGAACCGAGGCATCAACCTCTGGACGCTAGAAGAAGGCACCAAGACGCTGACCTACAACGTCGGCACGTATGACCTTGAGCCTGACACCGTTGACCTGCTTGACCACGTGATCCGGACTGGCTCTGGCACGAACCAGCAGGACATCAACATCTCGCGCATTTCATCCAGTACCTACGTGTCCATTCCCAACAAGAATGCGACGGGTCGCCCGATCCAGATCTGGATCAATCGGCGTACGGGTGCTACGGGTGCAGACAATGTGGTGGTGAAACCCCAGTTTACGGTTTGGCCGAAGCCTGACAACTCAACAACGTGGACGTTGTACTACACGCGGTTGCGGCGGATGTTTGACCCCGGTACAGGTGTGAATGGGCAAGATATCCCGTTCCGTTTCCTGCCCTGTATGGTTGCAGGTTTGGCTTATATGCTGTCGATGAAGGTCCCCGGTGCTGATGCTCGCACAATGGTGCTGAAGGCTCAGTACGACGAAGCGTGGGATCTCGCGGCGGGTGAGGACCGAGAAAAGGCGGCGGTGCGGTTCGTTCCACGTGAGAGTTTCTTGGGTGGCTACTAATGCCGCATAAAGATCCAGAAGCCCGGAAAGCCTATCAGCGTGAATACGCTGCGAAAAACCGTGCTCGTGCGTATCAAAAGGTTAAAGAATGGCGGGCAGCCAACCCGGACAAAGTAGCCGCACAACACGAGCGGTATCGCAAAAAACATCCAGATATTGTCAATGCGAAAACGTTGCGGTGGCGGGAACGAAATCCTGAAAAATATGTAGAAGTTTCACGCAAAACTCGCAAAAAGAACTCAGCACGAATACTTGCAAACAAAGCGAAATATCGTGCGGTGAAAGCGCAGCGGACACCTGTGTGGCTGTTACCAATAGACTATTTTGAAATGGAGTGTATCTACCGTTATCGAAATGGCCTACGCGATTGTGGTTTAAGCTATGAAGTTGACCACATCGTACCTTTGCAAGGTAAAACTGTTTCTGGGTTTCATGTACCAGAAAATTTACAAGTTATACCTGCTTGGCAAAATCGTTTAAAGAATAATTGCCATGCCTAATCGTTTTGCATCTGGAAAAAATGCCATCGCTATGTGCGATGTGTGTGGCTTTCAGTACAAGTTGAAGCAGTTGAAAAGCTTGGTTATTAAAACCAAGAATGTGAATATACTGGCGTGTCCAGAGTGCTGGAATCCCGACCAGCCGCAATTGTCTCTTGGGTTATTCCCAGTTGATGATCCGCAGGCGCTACGGAACCCGAGACCGGACACGAGTTATTTTGCGGTCGGTAATGACGGTGCCAATGGTAGCCGTCAGATACAATGGGGTTGGAACCCGGTTGGAGGATCAAGATCCTTCGATGCAGAACTAACTCCGAATACGCTGGCCCCGGCTGGCGAAGTTGGAACAGTGACGGTCGTTACGACCTAGGAGATTGAGATGAAGAACGGCGATGCAATGAAAGCGTTGAGAAAACACGCTTCGCTTCCGGCGGGCAAGGCTCACGGTATGCGTGCTGGTGGCAAGACCAACAGCGAGATGAAGAAGTACGGTCGGAACATGGCGAAGGTGATGAACCAGCGCAGCCCGGTCCGTAAGTCTTCTGGCCCGAAGTAACCGCCATGAAAGAACTGAACCCCGGCAAGATCAGGCCGAACACTGACTCGACTGGTGAGAATGGCTATCCTGAAAAGGATGTCAACAAGGGCGTCACCCACATGGATATGAAGGGTGCTGGCGCTGCCACCAAGGGTAAGAAGTTCGTCTCGCAGATCAATTTGCAGAACAACGGTAAATACCGGACGGGTTGGAGCTAATGAACTACTCCCAGCTAACTACACTGATTCAGGACTATTGTGAGTCTACGGAGCAGAGCTTCGTGGCGAACATTCCTACGTTCGTGCAGTTGGCTGAGGAGCGGATCTACAACACGGTTCAGATCCCGGCCATCCGTAAAAACGTGACGGGTAGCACGAGCAACGGCAACCAATATTTGTCTTTGCCGTCTGATTGGCTCTCGACGTTTTCGATGGCGGTGATTGATCCTGTGACTCAGGACTACGAGTATCTGCTCAACAAAGATGTGAACTACATCCGAGCAGCGTATCCGCCTCCGACCAGCACGGGCAAACCTGCGTATTACTCCATCTTCGACGATACAACGATGTTGCTGGGGCCGACCCCAGATGCAGCCTACACAATCGAACTGCATTACTATTACTACCCGACATCCATCGTCAACGCTGGTACGTCGTGGCTTGGCAACAACTTTGAGTCTGTGCTCCTGTACGGTTCACTCCGTGAGGCGTACACCTACTTGAAGGGTGCCGAGGACATGATGGCGTACTACGAGAACAAGTACCAAGAAGCCCTTGGTCAGTTGAAGCGCCTCGGTGATGGCTTGGATCGTCAGGATGCGTACCGTTCTGGACAAGCTAGGATTCCTGTGACATGAGTTTCGTAGGCGGATCAGAGATTGGCAGTGTGTTTGTACAGACCACGGATAACCGTGAGCACACTGTTGAAGAAATTGCAGAACGTGCGGCTAACCGCATACTCAGTGCCGACTCAAAGGAAGCACTGCATTATTGGCTGGTGAAGTATCTGAGCGAGGCTCAAGCAGCCGAACGCAAGATGATATGTAAGAAACTAGATCAACAAGGCTATGCGGAAATCGCACATTTAATTGGAGACCTCTAATGGCTATTACTCAAGCAATGGCAACGTCGTTCAAGGTTGAGATCCTTGACGGCATCCACAACTTTGGTACCGGCGTGATCCGCGCTTCGACGGCTGCGGATGTGTTCAAGCTGGCCCTTTATACTTCGTCGGCTACGTTGAGTGCCGCTACCACGGCTTACTCTTCGGCTGATGAAGTCTCCTCGTCTGGTACGAACTACACGGCGGGTGGGCTGACGCTGACGATCTCGCAGGTGCCGACTTCTAGCAGCACGACGGCTTTCATCGACTTCGATGATTTGACCTTCCCGAGCGCGACGATCACGGCCAACGGTGCTTTGATCTATAACTCGACTCAGGGTAACAAGGCTGTGGCGGTGCTGGCGTTTGGTGGTGACAAGACCTCGACGGCGGGTAACTTCACCATCCAGTTCCCGGCTGCTGCGGCTTCGACTGCTATTCTTCGTATCGCTTAATCGGAGGGTGACATGGCCCTCGTGCTTGCTGATCGCGTCCTTGAGACGACGACTTCGACTGGCAGTGGGACGATTACTCTGGCTGGTGCTGAGCCGGGGTATCAGTCCTTTGCGGTCGTAGGAAACGCTAACCAGACCTACTACACCATTGCGGGTGACACCGAGTGGGAAGTGGGCATCGGTACGTACACCTCATCGGGGACGACGCTCTCCCGAGATACGGTGCTGTCATCAAGCGCGAGCGGTGCGAAGGTTGGATTTTCCGCAGGACAGAAAAAGGTATTTGTTACCTACCCGTCTGAGAAGTCAGTCAACTTTGATGTGTCGGGCAATATCACTGCTGCTAGTGGCAGGATCATCAACCTTGGTGCGCCGAGCCTTCAGTCGGATGCTGCGACAAAAGAGTACGTCGATAACATGTCGTCGGCTGCTCTGCACATTCACGAAGCCGTTGTCCTAACCACTCCAGCCGATTCAGGACGAAACGACAACTATAACAACGGTACTGCGGGTGTTAGCGCGACTCTGACGGCTACGGCCAACGGAACCTTGGTCATCGACAGCACGGTGGCTCAAGCAGCGCAGCGTGTCCTCATCAAGGACTGTGACGATCAGGCTGAAAACGGTATCTACGTTGTAACGACGGTTGGTACTGTTTCAACTCCGTATGTGATGACCCGTTCTTCGGACGCCGATACTTCCGGGCAACAGACTTCGACTTCACTGGACGAAGGTAGTTATTTCTTCACGACGGGCGGTACGTCCCAGAAAGGCGCGGCTTACGTCTGTAATACGGCTGGCACGATTACGTTTGGTACGACCCCGATTACGTTCGCTGAGTTCAGTCAGGCTCAAGTGTATTCGGCTGGTAACGGCATCTCGCTGACCAACACCACAATCTCGCTGGCTACACCGGTTACAGCCGCTAACGGCGGCACTGGACTTAGCACTACTCCGACCAACGGCCAACTGCTGATTGGTAACGGATCAAACTACACACTCTCGACTCTCACGGCGGGATCAGGCGTCTCCATCACGAACAGTGCTGGCAGCATCACTCTGTCTGCTACGGGCTTGGGTGGTACGGTCACGGCTGTCACAGCCACAGGCCCACTTGCATCAAGCGGCGGCACAACTCCGGATATCAGCATTGCCAACTCGACCGGCACGGGCAGTGTTGTTCTGGATCAAGGCGCGACGATCTCCAGTGCCACGATCACGGCTGCGGTCAGTGCGTCCATCACGACGATCACAGGTTCTTCGGCTAACATCACGACGGTCACAGGTACAACTGCTGGATTCAGCAGTGCTAACATCACTCAGTTGGGAACTACCTCTGCCACGATTGCCACGCTCTCTGGCACGAACGTTACGTACTCAAGCGGTACGGTCTCTCAACTCGCTGCTACCTCTGCCACCATTTCTACGGTGTCGGGTACGAACGCTACGTACTCCAACGGTAACTTCACGAGTGCGACGGTCACGACTGTCTCGGGCACGACGGCTACCTATACGTCGGCTACGGTCACGAACCTTGCGCTGACTAGCCTCACGCTGGCTAATTTAAGTATTGGATCTGCCAACGTCACCACGTTGACTGGCACGAACTTGACGTACACCTCCGGCACGATCACGACGCTCAAATCAACG